ATAGTGGATCCATGTGTTATTCAATGCCACAAGTTCTAGATCAAGTAATGCATTTGGTAACATTTTGTAAAGCAGTAAACATACCTTTCGAAGTATATGCATTTACTACTGGAAATACTAATTTCAATTGGTCAGAAAATGCTGAAAATGATAAGAAAGTTAGAAAGAACTTTGACTTATTTAAAGATGGAATGATGGATATGGACAGATTGAGCATGCCACAACTTGTGACTTCAAGCTTGAAGAAAGCTGATCACAAACTTGCAATGCAAACTCTTCATTCTAAAATGACAAACGGTTGGGGTCGCGATAGCTTTGAATCAGCAAACGAATCTTATGGATCAACTCCTCTTAATCAAGCATTAGTTATATCTCATGATCTTATCAAAGAATTTAAAGCTAAGCACAACATAGAAAAAATGAATTTCGTAGTCTTAACTGATGGTGATACAAATGGTTTAAGAGGATTTAGCGATTCAAAGCTTGACGACAAGAAAGCTAACACATCTAGAGGGATGCAACATAATGGAATTAACGTTTTAGTAGATAACAAAATTGTTAATTTAGAAGATGGAAGAAAAGGTGGAACAAAATCTCTTCTGGAAAATATTCAGAAAAGATACAATGTTAACACATTAGGATTTTTCATCGCAGATGATGCAAGAACCTTTCATAATAGAATAGCTATGGGTCATTCTAAGGACAATGAATATTGGACTCCAGAATATGACGAAATCAAGAAAGCAAGCACGAAAGAATATCGTAAGAACAAATGCGTTATTCAAAATAACGTGTTAGGTTATAACGAATATTATGTCTTAAGAGCAGGTAGCAATCTAGAAACTGAAGGAGACAACAAACTAGACGGTTTAGATCTAGGAGCATCAAAAGGAAAAATCGGTAGTGCATTTAAACAAGATGCAAAATCAAAAAAAGTAAACAAGGTATTGTTAACAAGCTTTGGAAAAGCTGTAGCTTAAACTGAAAATAAATGAAAATAAATGAAAATAAGCATGTACAACTACCTAAAAACGTGGTATAATATACCTATAATTTAAAAACAACACTGTAAGGAGTGACTATATAATGACAATTAAAAATGAAACGTTGAAGCCATCAACTCAAAATATCGCAAAAGAATTAGGGAAAAGATTTCCTGATCAACAAGAATTCAGAACAGCTTCAATTATTGAAACTGCGAAATCTTTAGGTTACAGATATGGAGATTGGAAAGATCTCATATCAGAGTCTTTCAGAATCAGACGTGGAACATTTGATTTATCCTCAGTGGTTGTAGCAATGCCTGCAGTTGAAGTTAACGAAGTTAACAGATCTGTAATTGGTATGCAATCAATCGTAAACGAAGAAAAAACTTATGCAAAAGTGGATCCTTCATTTGTCGCTTGGGGAGCTTTCGCTGATATGAAAAGAATCATATCTTCTAACATGTTCTATCCTACATACATAAGTGGACTGTCAGGTAACGGTAAAACGTTCATGATTGAACAAGCTTGTGCTAAACTCAAGAGAGAATTCATTAGAGTTCAAATTAATCCTGAGACTGACGAAGATGATTTGATCGGTGGATTTAGATTGATCGATGGTGAAACAGTTTTCGCAAAAGGTCCAGTGCTTAAAGCAATGGAAAACGGAGCGATCTTACTTCTTGACGAAATCGATAGAGCAACTAACAAAATCATGTGTCTTCAAGGTATTCTTGAAGGAAAACCAGTTCTTGTTAAAAAAACTGGTGAAGTAGTTACACCTAAAAAAGGTTTTAACGTAATTGCCACAGCAAATACAAAAGGTAAAGGTTCCGAAGATGGAAGATTTACAGCAGCAACAATCATTGATGACGCTTTCTTAGAAAGATTCACAATATCAGTTGATCAGCAATTTCCTTCAGTAGCGATTGAAAAGAAAATCGTACTAAAGCATTTTGATAAATTCGGTGTAGAAATCAATGAAGACATTGAAGACTTTACTGACAATTTGGTTAACTGGGCAGATATCATCAGAAAAACATTCTATGACGATGGTGTTGATGAAGTTATTTCAACAAGAAGGCTTTGCCACATTGTTCAAACATATACTATCTTTGAAGATAAAATGAAAGCAATTGGAATGTGCATCGCAAGATTTGATGATGACACTAAAGAAGCATTCTTAGATTTATACTCTAAAGTGGATGCTAAAATGGATGAAGAACTTATGAGTGACACTCAGTTTGACGAATCACAATACATAGGAGATGACGATGACTATTAAAATAGATTACAAATTTAACGAAGGTGAGCTCACAGAAGAGCTTGCTAAATATATCGATGGTACTTATACACAGCACTATTCGAAAAACAAATTTCAAGCAACGGAATTCATACTTGACTCAGGTCATGGTGAAGGATTCTGTATTGGAAACATATTGAAGTACGCACAACGATATGGAAAAAAAGATGGTTACAACCGTAATGACTTAATGAAAGTCTTACACTATGCAATCATCGCATTGAACGTTCACGATATTGAACATAACTAAAATTAGGATAAATTATGAATATTTCTAACGATACCTTAAAGGTATTAAAAAACTTTGCGACTATCAACCCAAACATTGTAGTAAAACCAGGACAAAGGTTAGCCACCATTGCAGATGCTAAAAACATCCTTGCAAGCGCCAACATTGTCGAGGATTTCCCACAAACATTTGGTATATATGATCTCAACGAATTCTTATCAGTGTATGGTCTTATCGACGATGCATCATTAGAATTTAGTGAGAACAGTGTTTCAATTGATAACGCAACAAGCAATATTAATTACTACTTTTCAGAACCAGAGATTTTAACATCTCCTGAAAAAGAAATTACTATGCCAACCCCCGAATTTCAAATTAATTTGTCATTGGCAACATTAACACAATTGAGAAAAGCTTCAGCAGTCTTAGGACATTCTGAGCTTGCAATCATTGGTGATAATGGTACAATTACAGCATCGCTATTTGATTCTAAAGATAACACTTCCAACACGTATGGATGTTCTTTAGATGAAGGTAACGCTTGCACAAATGAATTTAAATTCATCGTCAATATGGCGAATTTAAAACTTCTAGATGGAGACTATTCAGTTTCATTTTCTAGCAAGATGATTTCTTTCTGGCAAAATACTGATTATGACGTAAGTTATTTCATTGCTTTAGAGAAATCAAGCAATTATGTTGTATAAATATAATTGTCTCTTCATTTAATTATGAGGATAAGGTGTAAGATGCGAATTATCGGTCTTACAAATTTAGTCTACTATCGATAGGAGAAAATCATGAATGATAACGTAGAAAATAGCGCAGCAGAAGCTGTAGCAGTAGAGCCAGTACAGCTCTCGATTCAAGACATCCAAACTATGGCACAGGTAATTGATATCTGTTCTAAAAGAGGTGCTTTTGAAGGTTCTGAAATGGAAGCAATTGGAGGCCTTAGAAATAGGGTAGTCAAGTTTCTAGAAGCTAACCAACCTAAAGAAGGTGAAGTAGCTCCAGAAGGTGCAGTTACCACAGAAACAGCCCCAGTGGTTGATGCTGATGGTGATGGTGTCGCAGACGCTTAAATCTGTTTAGCTTATTTTGGGGGTAGCTCCCCCATATCTTTTAATTATATAATGGAGATCTTTATGGATCACAATGAGAAATCAAAACTAATAGAGTCCTTAAAAAAAGGAACAGTAACCGTCACATTTAATAAAGTAAATGATGGTGGTATAAGAGTGATGCCATGCACTCTCAATCCAATCGTATTGGAAGCCCATGGTGTAAAAACAAAAATAGGAAACATTAACCCTGACTCAGACATCATTGCTGCATGGTCGCTTGATAAAAACGCTTGGCGTTCTTTTATTACCGATACAGTAGTTGGATGGGAGGTCTTAGGGTGAACGAATTCTTATGGTGCGAAAAGTACCGTCCAAAAACAATTGATCAGGTTATTTTACCAGAGCCAATTAAAAAAACATTTGTAGATATTGTCCACGGAGGTGAATTACACAATATGCTACTAACCGGAACTCCCGGTTTAGGTAAAACAACTGTCGCGAAAGCGCTTTGTAATGAATTGAATTTGGACTTCTTGCTTGTTAACGGATCTGAGGAATCGGGTATTGATACATTAAGAACGAAGATAAAGCAATTTGCTTCGACGATATCATTACAAGGTGGATATAAGGTAGTCATACTCGACGAGGCAGACTATCTTAATCCTCAATCGACACAACCTGCATTGCGCGGATTCATTGAAGAGTTCTCAGCAAACTGTAGGTTTATACTCACCTGCAACTTTAAAAATCGTATAATCGAACCATTACATTCAAGATGTAGTGTCATCGAATTCAATCTCGCAAAGAAAGACATGCCACCGTTATTAGCGGTGATGATGCAAAGAATAGAATATATTCTTGACGAAGAAGGAATCACATATGATAAACAAGTCATTGCTGAGTTAATTATGAAACATATGCCAGATTGGCGTAGAGTCATCAACGAATTACAACGATATTCTGTATCTGGTACAATAGATAGCGGTATACTCGTGCAATTGTCCGATATATCAATTAATGATTTAATGGAACATCTAAAACTAAAGAATTTTAAACTAATGCGCCAATGGGTAGCAGATAATATTGACACAGAACCTGCTGCAATATTTCGAAAAGTATATGATAATATGGGAGAGTTCGTGGATCCACAATCGATACCACAAGTTGTACTTATCTTAGCAGATTATCAATACAAAAATGCCTTTGTTGCAGATCATGAACTTAATATAGTTGCATGTATGACAGAAATAATGGCAGGAGTTAAATTTAAATGAGTCCGAATCAACACATCTCAGAAATGGAAGCGATGAAAAGGAATATTCATGACATGCAAAAGCAATTGCAATTAGCATATCAACGAATCGGTCAACTCACATGTGAACTCGATGACATGCGAAGATACAAAGATGCCGTAGATGATGGAAAGATATTCTTGGGAGAAGAAGATGAACCCATTTGAATTTATAAACGCAATTAATTATACAAAGAAAGACATAATGGTAGATGATCTGGTAGAAAAGGAATACAACTCCTTTATCGTTAACAGATCTCTATCTAATTTTTCTGACACCGTACTATATGCCAATGAAATGAACGTAAACCATCACCTT